CCTTCAGTGTGTCCTTAACGGAATGACCGTTGAAATACAGATCAGTCTCTGCGCTTCTTGCTGTACTCATAGGCCATTCTCCGGTGCCACTGGAAGGCCAGCGTCATAGTCATCATTCGACCGCCACGCAGGCAGATTTTCTGTCTGTGAGACAGCCAGATCTGGAATGATGACCGGAGTCCCGGCGGAGAAGACCAGAACGTTGATCAGAGACCAGTTGGCCTCGATCAGCTGCTTCATGTACTTCTCGTCACCGAGCTCCTGCCATGCGATCTTGTCCCAGGTATCGCCCTGGACTGTGTAATAGATCTTACTCATTCAAGACCGCCTCCTTTATTGTGCAAAAAGACTTGCGGCCTTGTGACCGCATCCACTTGTTCATCATCTTCTCGAAGTCGTCCTGGCTCATCCGATCAGCCTGGATCACGTCATCTCTTGTGACTCCGGATCCTTCGATGCGATAAGTAGGGGAGTAGATGAACTGTGGAGTCTGCACTGGAACGCTTGTATTCATTCCTGTGAAATTGCCTGTCAGAGTGTCCACAGCCGCCGGGATTGCCGCCGATGCAGTGTTCTTCATCTGTCCGAAAGGATCGCTCAGAACGCCGCTCTGCGTGTTCACAGAAGGCTGTGCAATGCCCATGCTCGCAATCGGCGCCGCAAGATTCTGAGCCGCAGATGTAGCGACCACCTTAGAGCTGTCTTTCATACCTTCTGCGAGACCTTCGCCTGCATAGATACCAGACTGCTCAAGGACTCTGGATGGAGAGTGAATCTTCAGGGCACTGTTGACCGTGCTTGCCACCTGGTTTGCAATACTTCTCGCCTCAGCAATAGCCGAAGCACCCGCTGATGCGATGCCGTTCCGCAGTCCAGACATTGCGTACTGACCCGCAGAGAACATCTGTCCATGCAGTCCGGAGAATGCCGCTGCCATAGCTGCTGCTATGCTTGCGCACTGTGCTGTCGCCTGAGATCCTCCGGAAGAAATGACTGCCAGATATGCCGCGACCGCCGCAGTAATGATCGACAGGATCGCATTCGCACTTGTCTGTGCCTGCGTCTGGATCGCTGTCATGCCCGTTGTCGCAGATGAGCGCATCTGAGCCATGCTAGTCACCACAGCCGCATTGCTTGCCATCATGGAAGCCGTGATTGCATTGGTCACTCCTGCCATCGCACTTGCCGCGATTGTGCCAAGAGCAGACAGTGAAGCAATTGTCCCGGCCAGAGAGCCCTGCAGGGATGTCATGCCTCCTGCTGCCGTATTGACACCGGCGGAGAAAGTTATCATCGCGGCTGCCGCCACGACAAGAGGTCCCTGAGCGGAATTGACCGCTGCCGAGAAAGGAATGATTGATGCTGTCAGCAACGTGAACGCGGATGCCGCTGGTGTTGCCACTCCCGGAATCTGCGCTGCCGCTGCCGTGAATAATGTGATGCTCGTTGCTGTGAGAGCCAACGCTCCGGAGAGGAGAACGACTCCTCCGCTCAGAAGAGTGATTGCCGCTGCGGATCCTGCCGCACCTGCTGTCAATGCAAGGAAAGCGGCTGCTGCCGCTGTTGCCGCTGCCGCAAGTGGAACAAGTGCCGCAGACAGTGGAATTGCGCCTGCCGCAATAACTCCCATCTTTGCCGCCGTGCCGACTGCATTCTTTGAAATCGAGCCGAGAGCCTTTCCAGCTGCCGTCGCAGATGCCTCGATGATGACAACGGATCCAGACACGAGTGTCATTGCCGCTGCCAGAGGAATCATGCCTGCGGATGCCGCAAGTGCTCCAGCCGCAAGGACAAGCATGGATGCTCCAAGAGCCGCCGTCGGTACGCTTGCCGCAAGTGCTGCTGCTGCGAATGGGACCATCGCCACTGTGATCGCTGTGACAGGTACTACAGCCGTCAGCATAGCCGCCGAGAAGATTCTCGTTGCCGCACCGAGTGCTGTGAGTGCTACTGCACCGACTCCTGCAGATGCTCCGATCAGAGCCATTGAAACTGCAAGAGCAGATGCCCCTGCGGTTGCTCCAAGGATTCCAACCGTTGCTGTAAGAGCCGCCACACCGAGTGCCGCGAACCCTGCAGCCGCTATTGCTGCGCCTGCTGCTCCAGCTGTCGCCATCACACCGAATGCTGTGATGGAAGCACCCAGGGAAAGCAGAGCAGCCGAAGCGGCTGGACCTGCCGATGCAATTGTCGGAAGAGCCGATGCCAGGAGAGTGATTCCAGCAGATGCTATGGTCACACCCGCACCGACCAGTGTGACTGCTGCGCCGAATGCCAACATGGCAGGGGAGGCAACAAGCAGAGCTGGTCCGAGAGCCGCAAACACGACTGCCAGTCCTGCGATTCCTGCCGCCATGAGGGCCATTGCGACCTGCGCTCCGGTTCCTGCCTGTGACAGTTGAACTGCAGCATTTGCAAGCATTGAGAAACCTGCAGATGCTGCAAGGACAGCTACACCGAAGGCAACCATTCCGGCTGCTCCGGCCGTAAGAGCTGGTCCCATTGCGCCAGCTACTGCAAGGAGTGCAATCATGCCACCTTCCATGACAGTGAGCCCCGCAAGTGCGAGAGGTCCAGCGTTTGCGATCTGCGTTGCAGCCAGTGCCATCATGCTCATTCCAGCGGATGCCATCAGAACAGCGCCGCCGAATGCCAGCAGCCCAGTTGCTCCTGCTGTCAATTGTGGTCCCATAGCCCCAGCAACGGCCATCAGAGCGATGATCCCGCCCGTCATGACCGACAGACCAGCCAGAGCGAGAGGCCCCGCCTGAGCCATCTGTGTGGCTGCTATGGCCATCAATGACATTCCGCCTGCAGCCATAAGGATTGCACCGCCAAGAGCGAGAAGTCCTGTTGCAGATCCCTGCACACTTGGTGCGAGCTTTGCCACTATGGCCATGAGTGCCGCAAGACCGGCACCAAGACCAACGAGAGCGACAACTGCTCCCGGTCCAGCTGATGCGAGTTCCTTTGCTGCTTTGACAAGAATGTAGACGCCTGCCGCCGCCATTGCAAAGCCTCCGCCGAATCCGAGTGCATTCTTTGCCGCCGCACTCATTGCAGTATTTGCCTGCTGAGTCGGCCCTTTGATGCCTTTCGTGTGCTTTGTCAGCTTCTGAATTGCTCCTCCAGCTGATCCGAACACTCCGACCAGCTTTCCGACAACTTTGAACAACCGGCCACCGATCAGGAGAACCGGTCCAGCCGCCGCTGCAATACCTACCCATTTGACAATATTCTTCTGCATTGATGGATCCAGATTGTTGAACGCATCAATGAGAGATGTGAGCTTATCGATGAACGGCTTCACAACCTGACCGGCAATCTCGCCGATGTTGTACTTCATAACATCGAACGAAGAGCTCAGCTTTTCAAGCGAGCCACCTGTCCCGGCCATGAGTGCATCGGCCATGTTCTGAGATGTTCCTGCGCAATCGTTCAATGCCGCAGAATACTTCTGCACTTGCCCTGGTGCTGCATTGATGAGAGTCATCCACTTTGCCATCTGGTTCTTGCCGAAGAGTGCCGCAGCCGCCTGCAGCTGTTCTTCCTGCGTCAAACCAGCAAAAGCAGTGTGCAGCTGGCCTTGAACATCCGCCATGCTCTTCATGGTTCCGTCCGCGTTGAAGATGTTGAGGTTCAGCCTCTCCATCCATGCGGCGCCATCTTTTGCCGGGCTGGCCAGTTTTGCAAGACCTGTCTTCAGGGCAGTTGCGCCTTCAGCTCCACTGATTCCGGCATCACCGAAGATATCAACCACAGTGGCCAGATCCTGCATGTTCCATCCGACAGAGTTGGCCACAGGTCCAGCGACCGCCATTGCCTCAAAGAGGTCGGAGGTTGTCGTGTTTGCCTGTGCCTGAGCTTTGGCCAAGATGTCTGCAGCTGTCGATGCGTAGCTTGAGTCCTTACCGAACATTTTCAGCGCATTTCCAAGACCACCAGTCACTTCAGACAGATCTGTCTCAGTTCCTGCTGCCAGGTTGAGGGCAGGAGTGATCATGTCAGCCGCCTGTGCAGCTGTAAAGCCCTGCCGGGCAAAGTTCAGAGTTGCATCTGCAGCATCCTGCATTCCGAAGACAGAGTTAGCCGCTGCCGTTTTGATAGCAGCAGCCAGCTGATCCGCTTCATCCTGTGTGGATCCCATCGTTGCCTGGACAAGACGGAGAGTCTTATCCACATCACCGAATTCTTTGACTGAAGTGGCTGTCAGGCCGACGATCGGAGCCGTAACTCCTGCCGTCAGACCTGTGCCGAGCTTCGTCATAGTATTACCGATTGCATTTAGGTTTTGCGATACGGACTGAGTCTTTCCCAGTCCCTGCAGTTCTTTCTGAGCTCCGGAGATTGCACTCTGTAGTGACTTGTCAAGCGTGCCCGCAATCTTGATCGCAATTTCGTACTCACTTGCCATTCTTGCGTGTAACCTCCTTGAGATCCTCACACATGTCAATCATGTCGAAGATCCCCATTTTCATGAAGTAATCCAGTCCAGTGTTGAGGTTTAGACTCAACGCGAGACAGCACTTCCTTAATTCCGTGAGATCGGCGGGATTTAGTCCTCGCCGTACATAAAAGTTGTGACGCGGTTCTTCACTTTCATTGCGTCTTTGGCACTGAGCTGATGATAGAACTCAATCGGAAGCCCGCTCTTCAGTGCTGCGACTGTCAGTGTGTACTCAAGATCCAGCTCACGAACGGCGGAAATATTGCCGTTGTTCGAGTATATCTTTCCTGACTGGATCAGATCGTCTGCACTCAGATCTTCCAGTGGGGTGAGATCGATCTCAGAGACCTCATGGCCTTCAAACAGGTAGGTCTTGCTCAGCTTGATCTTGTTTTCATCTTTCTTCTTGTCTTCAATCTTGACGATTTTCGTTTCTTTGTTTTCAACCTCAGCCATAATTACTTTTTCTCCTTTTTCTTATGGTTTTAATAAATAAAAACAGCCGGGGAGATGCTCATGATCCGCCCGGCTGCATTTGATGACAATAGAGTAATGCTAAATTAGCACTGTGCTCTTACCTGAGCCATCAGATCTTTGCCGCGGACGATGTATACCTGATTCAGCTTGTCAAGTTCAACGAGAACTTCATTGTTGACTTCAATCTTGATGTAAAGCACTTCAAGTTCGACAGAAGGTTCAACCTTCTTGCCCTTCTTCAGGGATCCGTTTGTGATGGTCTTGGCTTTGCCTCTGATAACCACTCTGACCGGAACATAGACCGTCGCACCCGTTGCCGGATCGATGACCTGTTCTGATCCTCTGAGTGTCAGCAGCGGCGGATTGTTGACGTCTGCCAGATCATAGATGGATCCATAGAGAACCGAGAACGGAATCTTCACGGTCATGGACTCAAACTGACCTGTTGCCGGATCCTCGATCTCGCCGTTCATGCCGACTCCTTCGAGTGTATCCGTCATGGCAGGGAATTCCGGAAGCTCAGTCTCACCGGATACACCAATGAGTCTGTTTCCGTCTTCGTAAACGTTGTAATTATTCAGTAAGCTAGGGATTTCAGCCATTGTTCTGTCCTCCTCTCATTATCCCTGCAGCGCACTCTGCAGAGTGTCAATGTCGTAGTTGACGATGTCTTCAATATCCTGCGCCGGTGTGTACGGAGCAATGTGATGTCTGAAGGTCATCTTGCCAGCAAGAATGTCTGTGATCGGATTGTCATCGTCAAGATATTCGATGGAAGCGCCTGCCCAGTAGTCCGGTGCATAGCTGTTGCATCTGATATTCTCGGAGTCAACGATGTTCTGAATCAGTTTCTTGTTCATCGGATTGTCTACCTTTGCAAAGTAGGTGTTGATGAACGTGTTTTCTTGCCATGTGAACATTCTGCGGACTGCAATCCAGATGTCCTTTGCATCATCGGATGTCGGGTATGCATTGGTGTAATTGCCCCACAGTCTCCAGCCATTCTGATTGATGGCTGTGACGATACCGTATCCGTTGACAGTGTTCGCCTGATCCTGATCGAGCAGGACTTCAGTCCCATCGTCAAGGCATTCGCATGTGGTTCCCATTGGATGGTTGGACGGGCTCTGATACGGAACATCGTCTGCATTGCTGTCAATGTATTCGATCAGGCATCCAGCGACTGCAGACTTTGCAAATACCAGATCACCGATCTTGGAGCATGGCCAGAAGGATGCAGAGAATTCAGACGTGAATCCGCTGTCATCTTTGACTTTCTTTGTGTCTGTGTAGACTCTTGCCTGCTTGGTGTCGATGTCAAGCAGGGCAAAGCTCTTGTATACTCCATTCAGCTGTGCTGCTTTTGCAGAAAGAGCACCGCCGACTGCTGCACTCTGAGAATATCCCGGAGCAAGCAGGAGACCAGGAACGATTCCCAGTTTTGGGAATACCTGCCGGATTGCCTGAATTCCAGTCTCTTTTCCAGTTGCAGAATCAACCGCACCGATGATGTCTTCATCATTGACCTTTTTCGGATCCAGCTTGTCGCCGGTGAGCGTCAGTGTAGTTGCTTCAGCCAGAGCGCCGCCATCAATCAGTGTGATGATTGCATGGCCATTGTTTGCATCGAATGAAACTGTGTAGTCTGTGTTCAAGACTCCAACAGAATCTCCTGTGCCCTTAACGGACAGAGAGGATGCAATGACACCGACTTCAGGAATCTCAGCCTGCTTGTCATTGACCTGTGCGGTCTTTGTTTCAATTGCAGACTTGTGCTTTGCCGGATCCAGAACGTTGATGTACACAACCGGGCCGACTGCAAACGCATTAGCAGAAAGATACATCGTCTGGCAAAGCGTGAAGTTCTTCACGTCGTTGACATAACCGAGTTCTTTCATTGCTTCTGCAGCAGAGTTGGCCAGGATCGGAACATTGACCTTTGATGCTGGATTGGCGACCATGTTGATCGGAGCACAACCAACTACAACCTGCACCGAAGACTTGCCAGTCTTTGGAACTGTGACAGCGGTTGCCTCTTCACGAACGTAAGTTCCATGCTTAATAGGCATTTAATCAGCCCTCCTTCTTTCTCAGACCTTCAGTCTGTTTATATGCTTCCCAGGCCCAGCCTTTCTCAGCTTTGATCTGCTGATGAGCCTTGCCATACTCAGCAGGGCTGATGAACAGATTGGCGATCAGAGGAGCTTCCTCTTTTGCCTTGAGCGCTGCATCCGGGATGCCTGCATATACTGTGCCGGTGATTGCGATCCCTTTGATCGTCGGTCCGACATATAAAACGGGCTCCGGTTTTGCCGGAACCTTTGCCACTGTTTCAGTGGTCTTTTTCTTCTCATTACTCATGAAAATTCATCAATCCTTCCCATCTTTGGAGTGGAAAACTTCATTTCGATTGCGCCGAAGTAAAACGGGTAAGTGTTTTCATCCAGAATCTCCCACTTCATCTTTGGAGATGCGCGGTACTGATTGTCCAGCAGTGCCTCCTGAAGGAAGCGATTGGCAACCTTCTGGATCATGCTGAGAATCTGGATATGACCCTGTCTGTCTTTGCCTTTGTCCTTGATTCCAAACTGGATCACAGTGGTGACATGCCATGGATCCTCATCCTCCTCAGTATCTCCCGTGAACACCTGAACGATGAAATATGGAAAGAACTGAGACGGATCATCTTCGTCATCATAGGTCTCCGGAAGCTGCTGCTCATATGCATGGATCTGCACTTCATTCCCGGCATCGTCTGTCAGATGCATTCCACTGAGAAGGCGGTTGATCTCTTTCTTCAGTGACACCTGAAGTCCGTGAATGTCCATCAGATTCCCGGTGAGGTTTTCAAAATCGTCCATGATTCATCATCCTCCCTTTGCAAGCAGGACTTCAACCTGCTGTTCCATGTAGTGATGCAGATTCGTCTGGATGACTGGCTTTGTCACTCCGTAGACGTTCTCATTTTCAAGCATCTTTGGAATTGATACAGAAGACAACCGTTTGATCGGAAGACGTCTGTCAGATCTTCTCTGATACATCTGATCATTCGGACCTTTGAAGGCTTTGATGTCTCCATATAGCAGTTGTTTCAGACCGTTACCTTTGACAATGTTAGCCTTGCCTCCGGCTTTCTTTGGAGCCGTAGTGTGGAACCGTACAATGGAGATCGGAGCACCCTTGGATTCAATTTCTGCCTCAAGATTTCCTGCATTGGCCTTGTGAATGACCATGTTCTTCTTGAAGCCTCCGGACTTCAGCGTGTAGCGCTGCCGGGCTTTATTTCCGAGGTTCTTTCTCGCGGTCGTTGCGGTTCTGTTCAACGCCCTGGAGATCACTGTCGGTGCTTTATAGCTCAAAGATCCGAGCTTCTCAACAACCATTCTCAGATCATCTTGATCGACTTCATACTTGATCTCCATCAGCCTCTGTTCGCCTCCAGCGTGATCGAATAGACTCCCATCTCATCGATGGCATCCGTGACTCTGTAGTCCTTGCCATCAAGAGAGAAGAGTGCGCCGTGTTTTGGCAGTTTGCCGAAGTCAGCAGCGGAAAGAAAAACCAGCATCTGTTTGACATATATGCCATCCATGTGCTGGTTCAATCTCTTTTCCCGCTCGATCTGCTCATTGTTATCAATGATCAGCCGCATTTTTTTGCCATTGACTTCATGTTCATCAGCAAACTCCAGATCATTCAGAAAGACGCTGCCGATGTCAGCGGCAACCATGTCCTTGAATGCGGACAATTACTTTGTACCTTTCTTGCGGCTTGAAGTTTTCTTCTTTGTCTTGGATACCGGAGCCTCTGCCTCAATGACAGGAGCATCTTCCGGATCCTCTTCCGGCTCGTCTGTCTTTTCTTCTTCCTGATCGGACTCAGGAGCATCTTCCGGATCCTCTTCCGGAATCTCTGGACCCGGTGTGATCTTCTCAGCCAGTCCGCGCTTGATCAGAGATTCTTCCAGATCAGCATCAAGACCAACCATGTCACCAGGCTTCAGTTTCAGTTTGTCAGCATAAAGCAGAGAGCCCACTGTATTCAAGATCTCAATCATGGTCTTCCTCTCAGAAAATCAGATCAGCATAGATGCTGGAGTTCTTGAAGTATGGAACATTCAGAGGTCTGGACTTGAGTGCCAGTGTTCTCGCAGAGTTCTTGCTGTCAGTGTAGACATGCGGAACTCTTGTGCCAGGCTGAGACTCGATCTCCTTGGTCTGATCGTTGATGAATGTAATCCTCTGATACATTCTCTTACCGAATCTCTGACCGGTGATGAATGCACCCTTTGTCGGAACGAAGAACTTCTCAGTGCCGTCCAGATCAACATAAGTCTGATCGTAAGAGTAGAAGTCAACCGGTCCAACGCCAGGAACATTCAGAGTGCCATAGAAGGTGACTCCGTTGAGATCCTGAATGTTGATATCACCAACAACGATGCGACGGTTGTCCAGGAGCTTCTGGATCTTCTCGTTGTTGAAGAAGATTTCACCAACTTCTGCGCCCATGACAAACTTGTCATGCGGCAGTCCTCTCTTTTTCAGAGGCGCAGCCATCTTTCTGACAACATCGAAGAAGTCATCAGCAGATGTCAGTGCCTTGCTGAAGGTTACCTTGGCGCCGTTTGTATCGCCATCATAGAACTTCAGAGTGAAGTCTTCAGTCTTGCTCTGATCGTCTGCGATCTGCTTCAGATCCAGAGCATTCTCAGTGAGAACCTGTGCAGCCATCTGTTCTTCACGAGTTGAGATCATCTCATCGAGATCCTGCATGTCCTGCGAGATCAGCTGGACTGCTCTTTCAGAAGGGGACAGATTGGAATACAGAGATTCTGCAAACTGCTTTTTGGAAACATCATCAACTGTCAGAGTTCTGGAAGGGGCAATCAGCGGAGCAATGACATCGCTTGCCTTATAGCCAGCTCTGCGAACTGCGACGTCGCCTTTTCCAGGAACGACAACCGGAGCAATCATTCTGGACTGCTCGTCCTTGTATTCGACAAGGATCCTGTCAGCATCCGGAGTCTGCACATCTGCGAAAAATGTATCACGCAGCCAGCAAGGCTTCGGTGTGACAAGCTGTTCCGCAACCATTAAGGCATGCGTGTTGTAATAAAATTCAGATAAATTCATGGTTTACCTCCTTAGTAAACAATGGACTCCAGCAGAATGTTGTTCTTTCTGAGAGCCAGCTCATCTGCATCTGTGAATGTGTAATTCATCAGAGCTTCAATGGTCTCACGGAAGAAAATACCTTCCTGCCAGACTTCCACTGTCTGTGCTGTTCCTGCAGCAGTTACGTCCTGAGCCAGCACGAACGCTGGATCCGTTCCGTCTGTGCCCTGATAGACGGCACCCTTGGAAGTAAGGATTGTGCCTTTCTTCAGGTCTTTCGCTGTGGTGATGTCAATCAGCTTGAGTGCGCCTGCAGACTTGTACAGATTGTCATGCTGCACATCTGCGATCGGTTCAAACTTGTTAGCCATTACTTCTTCGCCTCCTTGATCTTGTTGACGATGTCAGTGACTTCATCTTCCATGCTTTCCGGCTTGACCGGCTCATTGCCGCCGTTGCCAAGAGCATGAACATCGTTTGCACCAGAATTCTTTACATCCTCGACGATGTTCTTGGACATCTGAGTCTGCACTTCCTTCTGTGCTTTGATTGCTCTCAGAGCAAGAGTGTCAGCTGAGCACTTATGCTCGCCGTACTTGGCCTCCTGGACCATCTCCGGAGTGCACATGCTGGCAATTTCATCAATTGCCTTGATGCGCTCATCTTCTGCGTCGACTGCGTCCTTAACTGCCTTACTCTGTGCAGCCTTTGCTGCGTCAGTGGCTTCGGACATCAGTGAGGCATAGAGCTCAGGATACTTCTCTTTGAGTTCAGTGAGATTCATCTCTTCTTCCTCCTTTTTGTTGTCTATGTGAATCGCCGCCTGCCCACTAGGCTGCTTATCACTGATTTTGAGTTTCGGAATATTGATGCACTTTGAAATGTCAAAGTTCCGACCCGCTGCCATGAGCATCTTGTGATCAGTGCTCATGGTCACCTGGACTGGAGTGCCTTCAGCAACTTCGTCCGCAAAACCCATCTCGACTGCTTCTTTGTCAGTCATCCATGTCTCTGCTTTCATCAGATCGCGGATCTCGTCTTCAGACTTTCCGGTTTTCCGTGCATAGATTCCTGCGATTGCTTTGGATGTTCCTTCCAGCCAGTTCTCTGCTTTCTTCAGATCATCCAGCTGCACATAGTCATACATAGCGATTGCCGGATCATGAATCATGAAGAGGGCACCGCTTGCCATCTTGATCGTCTTTCCTGCCATTGCAATGACGGAAGCAGCAGATGCTGCAATGCCATCGATGATGACTGTCACATTGCCTGTGAAGTTCTTAATCTTGTTGTAGATTGCAATTGCCGCATAGACCTCACCACCTGTGGAGTTGATGTGAATGTCTACATTCGGACAGTTTGCAATGGAGTCCAGATCATTCTGGATCTCTGCCGGGATAATGTATTCACCCGGATCCGGCTCATCTGTCCGCCAGTTGAACGGTCTTTCTTCTGCGACATCTCCATAGAGTTCAACGGTCGCAGTCTGGCCATCATTGCTTCTGACCAGATTCCATGCTTTTCTTGCTTTATCTTTCATCATTCATCTCCCTCGGATGGATCTCCATCCGGATCTTCTCCGCCCGGTACTGGCACCGGATCTGGAGTATTCTGCGGATCTGGTCCGCTTGTTTTCTTCAGCATTTCATTCTCACGTTCCAGTTTCTTCACATTGTCATGCCAGTCAGATCCGTTGATCTGAATCGCAGCATCTTCATGGGTGATGAAACCGTTCGCAATTTCCATGTTCGTCGCGTTGATCTCTTTCACCGGATCCAGCTGACCCTGTGCAGGTCCAACCCATGACGCTTTCAGATATGCATCGCGCGTGATCGGATTCAGGAAGAATCCAGGAGCAGGAATTCGACCAGAAGATACTGCTTCCGTGAACCACCATTCATACACAACCTTACAGAAGCCATCGACGAACCATGATCTGTACATCTTGTAAGTTTCCCATGCTTCCATGAGTGCCGCTCTCGATGCACTGTATGACGAGTCAAACTTCTGCATGAGTACATCGACCGGAATGCCGAGCGATGTGCCGATCTGCCTGCATACTGAATAGACGAATGTGTCATAACCTGACTGTGGTCTCTTCGGATCACCGAAGGAGACATCCTCACCAGGCTTCAGGACATTCACGTTGCCAGGCCCCATCTCGTACTCTGTATCGTTCTGAAAGTCGTCATCATAAGGAGAACCACCCTCGATTGATGCTCCGACCTCATTGAATGGAATTGAGTCCGAATCACTCTCTGTCTTCACGAAAACAGTGAAGAACGATTCAATGATTGCCGCCTGGATCTCTGCTTCCGTATATCTGCGGATCTGCAGAAGAGGTTCAATCACATGAGCAAGGAAGGTGACTCCTCTATACTGCTCAGGACGTTCCTGTATGGTCAGATGGATCACGTTTGCAAGCCCTGACTTCTGGCCATATGCTTTGACTCTCGTCCATTTCTTTGGACCTTGTGAGATGTCCGTTGAATCTGGATACTGATTGCAGAAGTGGTACGCGACAGCTGCACCGTCGCTGTTTACTTCCACACCGTCATAGCACCAGTTGCCGTTTTCCAGCTGTGCCTGTGTGAATCCGAGATAATCATGAGCAGCCATGTCCGGAGTGGAGCATCTGTCCGCCTCAACGAGCTGGATCCTGAGCCCGTAAGGTGCCGCAATTGTCGGATTCGTCTGCTTCTTCAGAACAAAAACGTCACCGGAGAGCAGCCACGAAGAAAAAGCGAGCTGCTGCAGCTGGTAAAAGTTGGCCATCTGCAGTGCATCGCATGTGTTCTTTCGGTCTGCCCAGAGAGCAAACTCTCTTTTGATCTTCCGATTGAAGCTCTGAGCCTCTTCATCAGAAATTCCGATCACATCCGCATCAACGGATGGATTCAGTTTCATCCCGACACCGATAACATGCGTCCGCATCGTTCCGATCGCACCGGATGCGACAGGGGAGGCCATATATAGCATTCTCGCACGCTGCCGAAGCGTGTAGTTGTTCTCATCAATGTCTTCCTTTGCACTTCCGGATCTTGCCTTGAATCCCTTCAGCGCTCTTTTCGTGTGGGACGCACCTGCGTCGGAGTATCCCTTGTTGTAGACCTTCCGGTTGACTTCGGAAGCCATCGCTTCAGACAACTGTCTGGCCTTCATTTCAGCTTTTTTCTGCTTTTTCTTCTTTGCCATCACCAGTTATCCCTCGGAATAATTCCATACGTTTTGTGCGATCTGCCGCCGTTGTAGCCTTCCAGCTCCCGCTTTTTGGCCATGAGTGCATCCCACTGTTTCAAGACCTGAGACGCGCTCATCGCTCCCTTTGTGATCTCACGAGACCCGATCTTGTAGTGAGTTACGGATCCAGAGCCGGACATGATGGTCTTTCTGGTCTCCACAAGGCCGTCCAGATCATCGATCACGATCTGATATTCAAAGTTGCGGTCATAGAGTCCCTTATTGAATGGAATCCCATGCGGCGACTTTGCATTCATTGATACTCTGATCATGCTCATCACCAGTCATCCTCCTCTCGTTGTCTTCTTCTGCGTCTGGCCATGCGTCTGCGCTCCCGTGCTTCCTGCTTGGCCTGCTGTTCTTCCTGAATATCCTCTTCATCCAGTCCTTTGAGTCTCCGATCGAGTGCGTCAAAGTTCGGATTGAGGACCATCTTAGCTGCCATTGCATAGTTCCGGCAGTCAAGTGCTTCATTTCTGTTGTGCCCCGGCAGTTTCTTCCATGTCCAGCGCTGCGAACTGTGTGAGGTACTCGGTACCATGACTTCAGACAGCAATCCGCTGAAGAAGTTTTTATCGTATCCGGCATCCTCATTGTCCGGAAAGTGCATGAAGTTTGCACCCGGTTCCTGGACGGTCACACTCGACATGATGCGCTCCTTGCCGGAGTCAACACCCAGCGTGTAGAGCCACACCTTTGTCGTCCTGTGATTCGGAAGGACACAGTCCTGCTTCTTTGGGATGGCAGTGTAGGGGACACCCTCGCCGCCACGTCCCTTGATAGCAAAAACACGCTTGCCGATTCTCTTTCTGCATTCTTCGTAAACTTCCTGCGTAAAATGTCCGCCGGAGTCAATAAATGTCAGCGAGATCTTCAAGCCTTTGCCATCCTTGAACTTGTATACATGGTCCAGGACTCCATCAAGGGACTCCCAGACGTCGCCATTTTCTTCCGGCCGTCCCATGATGAAACCCTTACGGATTCCCCAGGACTCCCCATATCTGCCCCAGCCGACAACCTCATACTCCAGACGGTTGTCCTGTGTATCGACACCGCATGTCAGACAGAGCACTCCATCAGGAAGCTCTGCATCATAATGCTCACGTCTGGCCATGAGCTCGCCTTCGTCTGCTGCGTCGTTTCTTTCTTCCCAGAGTCGTCCGAGAATTGTGTTGAACACGGTCTTGAGCTGTGTTGGATCATCCTTTGCTTCAAGGAACTTCCGGATGATGGTCTCCCAGCTCAACCAAGGAGAGCAGAATCCATTCAGCCAGAAGGATCTGTACCCGTGATTGATTGCATCAGGATTCTCTGCAATCCACTTTTTCTCTGTTCTTCGGATATCATCCTCAGAAGACAGGCATCCGCATTCAGGACAGCAGTATTCGATGTCGCTGACCGTGTATTGCTTCCGGCCGCCAATCACTTCGCAGGTGTCCTTGAAATGGATGTCATCAAAATCGATGAAGTGATACTCACCACAGTGCGGACACTTCACACACCAGTATTCCTGCGTCCCTTTGGTGAATTCTGCAGCAATAGGGGAGTGCCCTTTGATCGTCGGAGTGGAGACCTGGACTCTCTTGGCGTTGTAGAACGTGATTGTTCTGGCTGTCAGAAGATTCCATGGATCACCTTCACCGCCTGCATCTTTAGCCCATCGGTCTCTTTCGTCGCCGAAGATGTACCTTGCAGGAACAGATGCCAGCTCTCGCGGAGCATTGGATCCGACCAGTGTCAGCATTCCGCCTGGGTATTTCTTCTTGGTGACTGTGTTGTTGCCGTCTCTGCCTTTAGCAGCCGCAACCTTTTTCTTCAGATGTGCCGTATCCCGGAACATCGGTGCAAGCCTTCGCTTGGAGTAATCTTTTGCATCTTCCTGTGTCGGCATACAGAACATGGCCGGTCCCGGATCGTTGTCGATCAGGTATCCGATCATGTTGTTGATCATTTCAGACTTTCCGACCTGTGAGGAAGCAACGACCACAATGTCGTGCACTCGTGAATCTGTGAAAGAGTCCATGATCTCCTTTAGATAAGGAGTCCGGGATGTTCTCCACTTCCCTGCTTCTGCAGAGTTTTCTGGAGAAAGCCTCCGGTACTTATCCGCCCATTGAGAAACTGTCAGCTTTTCAGGAGGAATGGCAACCTTCTGAGCTTGCGAGAAGACCTTCTGCGTGCGATCAAAAAAATTGGCAGAATAGTCTGCTTTCTTTTTAGACTTCTTCTTCGTCTTCCTCATCGTTCTGCATCTGTTGTCTTCCCTGCCTCTCTTTTAATCGCTCAGCATAGGCCGCCGGATCGTATCTGTGTTTTGAAATGTCTTCCAGGATGGAAGCAGCTTCTTGTTCCAGGAGCCCTGTGATCTCCTGAGCATCCTTGCATTGTGCGAGGATCACTCCCATCTTGCCAGGCATGGCCAGAAGATCAGAGCGCATGGCCATGATCAGATCCGTTGTGAAGTCCTTGACGTCATCCGCTCTGAGATACTGGCCTTCCAGTTCTTTCAGTTCCTGATTGGCTTTCTTTGCCTTCGCCTGTTTGTATTGCACCTCAGCCTTCAATTTCTGCAAATTCAGCTGAGCCTCGTCCTCACTCTGTTCTTCCTTGCTGACGTATTTGATGTATGCCTGCGTTGAATCGTCCCAGTCATACTTTGCGGCGACACCTCTGCCGCGTGATGTCTCAATGTTCTTCAGAATCCCGTCATCGGTGAGCTGCGTGATCCTACGCCTCGTGATGCCCAGATGCTTGGCAAGCCTTGAACTCGAGCAGATCTCTGGGATGTCGTTGCTTTTTGGATTTTTTTTCGGAATATTGTTCTGTATTTTGACCGTTTTTGTTTTTTTCTCTGCCATCGTTCACCGCCCATGACCGTTCTCCGGGATGCTGAGGAAATGCTCAAAAAATGAATCAAAAACTAAAAACGTTTTGGGCTTTCCCCGAGCCGCATCGCATCGATCGCCGTCGCAGTACCTTGAAAATGGAGCCGGTCCGCTGATCTTGCTGACCTCAACGAGCCACTGAAGTGACTCATGAGCAGCACTCGTGTCTATTCTTCGTCTCGTTGTCGGCTTCAGCGACGCCTCAGACCGTGAGTACGACGCCACCAGGCACGGTACGCCTTGCACTCAGCCATCAGTCCTGTGTCCCAGCATCTCACAGTGCAGTAGATGCACGGCTGTGCTGAATCATGTTCGATCTTCCTCATGATCGCTTTGTAGTCACGCTCACTCATGTGACTCAGGTCCTTCACATCTTCATCCATAGACACTCACTCTCTGGCATGGCAGAGAAGTGGAACGGCTGACGCATGATGCTGTTGTTCCGCACACAGGAGAAGGGATGCACGGCAGCACTGCATGAGTCAGCCGTTAATATAAAAGCATGCAGATCGCTTGGCTGCATGCTTCCGGAAAGAGGTATCGTTCTCTGTCTGCCGATTTCTCGACGCTATCAATATACACACATTTGAAGACTGATGGTGTCCGGCTTTGTATGAGTTAGCCAAGTTCGGTCGGAGCTGAATGATTTGGTCGGAATGTTCTGATTTATTCTGATTTTATTTTCTGAGAAAAACCTTTCGATTTTTCCAGCAATGCCTTTGCATTTTTCGGTAGAAATAGCCGGGATATTTTCTGGCAAAAACCTCGAGTGTTTTTTCAGAAAAAGGTCTAGGCATTTTTTGAGAAGGCAAAATAAAAAGCAGGGCTCTCATTCAAGCCCTGCTTCATCGAAGTAATTGTTTACCATGCTAATGATCACGCTCCTTGATCTGTAATTCTTCAGATGGTTGCATGTGGCCTCCCAACTGAATCCATTGATGTAGTGATCTCTGCACGCTGCATAGATCAGACCATCCTGGATGCCGTTGACAAAATCCTCGCACGCTTCTATCTTTG